CCGGCTGGGGAAGTAGTACCGGCTGGGGAAGTAGTACCGGCTGGGGAAGTAGTACCGGCTGGGGAAGTAGTACCGGCTGGGGAAGTAGTACCGGCTGGGGAAGTAGTACCAAGGTCTCCGGGTAGAAGACCGGTAACATTAGCAATATTAAGCGCAGCAACTTGTTCCGCAGTTAATTGAGGAGTCCCTGTGGATGCCCCAGCAGGAGCCCCGGTAATGTTAGATAGGTTTCCTCCGGTGATGTTAGATAGGTTTCCTCCAGTCAGGTCAGTTGCGCGAAGAGCATCTGAGGTAGGGTCATTAGTTACCCTTGGAACAAACCTCGGCATCTCATAAGTGGTATTTCCACTAGTATCATTTTTTAATTCTTGAGATGTAACCGCGTATCTTTCGCCATTAGAAAGCCTAATAGTAGTTACCGGGATCGTTCCATCAAGATCATTTGGACTTACAAAACTAAACCCCGCTGGGAGTTGATCTGCTAAATACCGTCTAGCGTCAGAACCGGCAAATGCAAACCCGTCCATTTTAATTGCATCCAGATTTTTTGGGTCAAAAATCCGATTCGGCCACCAACGAGGATCGTCAGAATCACGAATTTTATTTTGCGTATCTTCGTCTAACTCATTAGAAGTAACAAGATTAGTTGTTGCACCAGACTCCGTGCCTACCGGAGAAGTTTTTCCAACATTTTTTATGTCTTCTAATTTGGGTATCCTAGTAGTCCCTCCTTCTATTCTTGGATTGCCACCCCCAGCATCCGTTATCGTCCCAGTACCCAGATCGGTTGTAGCAAGTTGAGTTAACCCACCAGTGCCGGTGAGGTTTTGACCAACCGCGTTAGAAGCATCGAGAATTGCGTTTGGATCAGTAGTATCAGCAGGGGTAGTAGTACCGGATGTTAATGCTGCGATTTGAGATGAAGTTGGAGTTAATCCAGTACCTAGATCGCTCGGTTGAACACCCACATCACCAGCAACCACTGCGGCGGGGTCTGTTGCGGCGGTAACCGCAGCGTTTGCTGATCTGTTCTCTACTGGGGCCGTGCCGGGGGCTTTTGCGTTGGCTGTACCGGCGAGGCTCAATGCCGCGCTATATAAAGCAGCGGGGTTAGGATTGGGAGAATTAAGAGTCTGGATGATAGTTGCGGCTTTACCAGCCATAACCGTATCAGGGCTCTTAGCAAGGTCCCCAGCTAATTGAAGAGCCAGCCCATAATTAGGGTTGTCAGACATCAACGTAGCAGCAATTGTGGCAACTTTAGACGCATCTCCTAAAGAGATACCGTTCTCACCACCAATCTTAATGTTGCCTAAAGTCTTTACCGTTCCGTCTGCGTTTTTGAGTACGTTTCCTAGATTATCTTTAAGTTCAAAGCCGCTAACTTCCGGCATCTGAGAAAGTGCTGTTAGGGCTCCCGGTACATTTCCAGTCTTTACAGCGTCAATAAACCGAAGACCATTAGCGGTTTGTTCCATTCCGCCAAAACTAGCGAGACTAGATAGCCCACTAAGGACATTACCTTGATCAAACGCTTGATATGCTGAATAAAGTTTAGCCACCCCTCCTAAAATACCGGGGTCAGCAGCTAGGATAGGAGCGCCGGTTCTAAGAATGTCACCAAAATCATGGATATTTCCAGCCCCAGCTTGGAACGCTACGTTACCTGCGGCGACGGCAAGGGGAGGAACCCCTTCAGCCATAAGCGCTAGGTTAACCACAGACATAATTGGCCCAAGATCTTGGGCGAACGCGCCCATACCAGACTTGCTATATTGCTGAACCGGAACAGCAATTGTTGAGCCATCAGCCTGTTGGACTGGTTGAAAACGATATTCGCTATATCCGTCGCCTTCGTTCTCAGAGCCAAACATATGGCCCCCACCAGAAATTACTTGGTTATTTGTTTTATTATAATATACCGGTATTTGTTCTTCTGGAATGACCGTGCGAGATTCATCGCTCCCTGTTTCATAAGCAGGGCGAGTTTCGTACCTTACACCAATATCACCAATGCTGGTAATGCCATAATCTTTTGCCAAAATTTTGGCAATGTTTTGCATGTGCCGATCAGCAGGCAGCGGAGATGCGTTCTTATAAACGTCCGCTCTTCCTTGGATTGCACCCATCTGTTTGAGGAGGGTGTCGTAACCCCCTTGCCAAGATTCAGGAGCAGAAGACGCGGCAGGGGGTGTGGTGGCAGGAGCGGAGGACGCGGGAATATCTCCGAGATCCCCCGGTTCTAGGGCTTGGTTGTACTCATCTTCGTAGTTTCGCGCCATCTTAACCCACTTTCCAGTTAGTGCCATCTGAATATACAGGCACTTTAGTTGACCCGCCACCGGCTACTGTAGAGCCAAATGTGGACACAGAAGAATCAGTTACAAACGCTCTAGCCCCAACACCTGCGGTCGCTGCGCTGGGTAGGTTAGCTACTGTTACCGGTACGTTGGCTTTTAATTGACCGACAATTTTATCGCGCTGGTTAAAGTACAACCGCAAGACGTTAGTTAGTTGGTCAAAATAACGCCGGTCATATTCGTTCGGGGGAAGCGGTAAGTTAGGCGCAACTGCCTGAGATAGCACGTCATCAGCAGTGACGAGGTAAGTCATCAACGCCTCCCGTCTTGACGAATATCAAATCGCGGGTGCCCCAACTGCCAGAAAACTCCTAGATCAGTTGACTCCATTTTTATGATCATCTGACGACCCCGCACCCGGATATATACCTGCCCCGTAAACTGCTCAATAGGCGCGGTGGCGGTGCGGGTGACTGCGGCGGAGCTACTTCCGGCAACAGATTGTGGGGTGTTGTATCCCGATCCCGAGTTCTGCATGGGGATTAGTGTCATTACAGCAGATGGGCTGGCAGCGGTAGACCCTTCAAACGTCACATCGGGCAGCATGCGCCAGACGAAACCAAATCTATCCCCGTCGTCAATATCAAACTCGGATGAAGAGATGTACGCTGTAATAGGTAGTACGGTCCCCGTCTCATCGTTGTCCACACCAAATTCGTGGTTCACGAGGTTGTAGCTGTAAGTAGCAGCTACGGGGTATTGAAGTAGTCCAGAGTCTAACCATGCGGTGCGAGCCAACGAGCCGTGGTACCAGACGCCTATACCGCCCTTACCGTCATTCTCGACATAGTTATACACCACATACTTATCAATAGCGTTGGAATTTTCAGAGCAATAGAACCACCAGACCTCGTTAAATCCTTCGTTTGTGCCGCAAAAAATCTGTTGTCTCTGGTCGAGATTAATATTTTGATAAATATATTTACGCAAGTCACAGTTCAGTGTATTAACCCGACCGTCGTACACATAGAACTTATCAACCCCCATCCAGAACACTCGACCCGACGCAACAATAGCGGCGTTCTGACTTACGATAGAGATGTTATCGCCAAGAATCTGTGACCCCCATACCGCAGGTAAGCCTAGATACTGCAAAGAATATATAGCGGAGTCTGTAAATACAATCGTCTCTTGGCGGGTTTGCACCGCCGTAACAATTTCAGAGCCGTGTGCAAGAGTTAGACTACCCGCCTGACCGGTAGCAGAAACGGTCCAGTTTGCAGGATCTTCTTGGTCGGACCACCGGATAAGCATCGGGTTTTGCGCTACAAACCCATAATCATTACAACCAAACGCAAAAACAAACCGATTGTCGGATACATAAACTAAGTTCTGTACGGTGGGCACATCTGATGCTCCGGCAAGAGAAGATAGCAAAACACCGCGTGTACCTGCCCCCGCACTTGCATCCCAGTAATACATTGTGCCCCCACGAGGCCCAAAAACTAAGTCTTCTCCAAAATTACTCTGACTCCAAAGTCTCAACGAAGCATTAGTTGATCCACTACCAACACCCCAAGTACCCGAGTTCCAAGTACCTGCACCCCACCCACCTATGGGAGCTTGGATAGCAGCGCCAACAGTAATTTGATATTTCGCTACAACAGCAGAACCACCAGTCGCACCAGCAGGTATAGCCGTCGCAGTTGTTATAGTGTAGGAGTTAGAGTTTATAACTGTGACTTGATACTCAGCGTTTAGCGTGCTCGCGTACGCGCCCGTAGCCCCACTATAAGTAACAAAATCTCCAGTAATTGCGCCGTGAGATGCAGCGGTAACCGTAACCGTCGTAGTACCATTACCCGTAAATGGGTTGGTACCGAGAGTCGTGGTAGCGCGAATCGGGGTAATATCATAGTACGCACCCCCGTCTACGATATAAAACTTCAGGTTTGTACCTAACCCAATTAGGTTCTGTTTGGCAAGTGTGACCCAGTTCCACAGCGACCTACAAACACCTAAGAATGTATTCGTAGAGATACGCGCCCAACCCCCTATCTTCTCGGGCGTGCCTTGGCGAAACCGGACCTTATCACTATCAAACCAGCCGTTCTCGTTGGCGTAGCGAGTGTTTTCTTTGTTTACACCGGGACGCGGCTGAAACTTTTTGAGTGGCATTACTTACTCGCTACACCCTTGTGCTTCTCAAATGACCTCATACCACCAAAACCGAGAAGACCAGCAAGGAGGGTCATAAGTTGTTCAACGTCAAGGTCTGGTGGCGGGGTCAGTCCTTTGGGGATTATGTCATAACCTTGACCAAAAGCCCAACACCACTGCATCAGCGGGTAGCCAAGAAATTGATAAGCCAGACCCAGCACCCCAACCCAACCCACAGCAGGACGCCAGCCACTGACAAATATGCTAGAAGACGCCGCTTCGATTTTATTGACATCCACTTGCGCGAGGTCTGTAGTCTGGTCGATCCTTTTTTCCTCAAGGTCCAGCTTGCGGTCTTCCAACGCCATTTGAAGGCGTTCTTTGTCTGTCGTAATGAGGTCACCCGCGACCTTGCCCACGCCTTCAATTATTGACCCTATACCAATCAAATCCATTACTTGAGTCCTTGCAGGGTGCGGTTGATCCAGCCGAGTAAAAACTTGGACTGAGATCTATCCTTGTTACAGATCTGCGCGTATCGGCTAATCTTGGCAAGGGCGTAGGCGGGGAGAAACTTTTCCGCCGTACAGATGTTCAAGCGTTCGACGGTTTTTGGTCCGATTGCTCCGTCCGGGGTGACGCCGACGATGAGTTGGGCGAGCTTGATTGCGACACCGATTCCGGTGTTGACGCCGAAGTTGAAGATGGTTTCCGCGATAGCTTGGTTCGTAATGTCGTCACCTCGGACGCGATCCCAAAAATTAGACTTATAGAATTCACGGACCAGAGGCGTAGCTGACCCAAAGTCTTTACGGTCGATGTGTTGCCACCCTGCCCAGTCTGGGTTTGGTTTTCTTGCGATGCCTGCATACGTTTGTCCTCCCCGGTCGCCGGGAATGTCAGTTAGTTGGTATCCACCTTCATCGTGGATCATTTTTTCAAAAGCGGGATTGAAGTCGGCCATCACTTCACCTTTTGTTCAAGGATAACGATGCGCTCACGATTCAGATGGATGAGTTCCCGGTTCTCGTTAATCTGCTTTTCTAAATCCTGCCGCAACTTCTCCCGCGCAAGTTCAGCACCTGAGTTGGCGGCTTGCTTGTTGTCTGATGTGACCACCAGACTGATTTTGGCGTTAAGTACCGTGACATCGTGGCTGAGTTTGTCCAGCGACGACATCAGGTAAACCACGCACGTAAAAAGAATTGGAAGCACGGCAAAAGCCGTCTTCTCGATAAGCTGACTCTTGGCTTCAAGTTTCTCGGTCATGCTTTATCCTTCATTTTGTTGATGATCTCAAAGGCGCTCTTGACTTTTTCTTCAAGGACTGCTACCCGCAAGTCCAGCTTAGACAGCACGATGATGAGCG